AATATCATCACTAAATATATTATGTAGTGTTTCAATTGATTTTTCAGCATATTCAAAATCTAATTCATTAAAGTATTGATTTATTTTATATGTATAATTTTTATTCATACTAGCTTAACGAATAATTTTAAAAATATTCCCTTTATATTTCTAATATTCTAGGTTTATTATTTATTACTATTGCAACTGCAAGTTGTTTAGTTAACTTGCCAAATTTAATTGCATGGTTTATAAATAATTTTGTTTGATTTCTTTTAATATATATTTGATATATATTCAAGTTATCATAATATAATTTATTTTTATTCACCCATTTTCCCTTACCAGTATAGGTTGTTAACCCTCCAAATTTCTTACAGGTTTCAACCTCCAGTTGATTTAATGCTCGTCTTGTTGACTTGCCTTTGTTATCAAATTTAGGCAAGTTTAATTGTGCTTGTATCATTCAACCTCCAGTTGTTTATTTATTATATCCTAATCTATCAGCATTAACAGGGCTTTTCTCATCTTTTATTAATGCTCTTATATATTTTCTTATTTTCACTTTGTCATCTTCATGTAGATAAGCCATGATTTTACTAAAAGCAAACCATTGATTATCAATATCTCTTACTTCTCTGTATAATCTTTCAACTTTCATTGAAGAGATTTCATTTTTATCAAACATCTTTTACTCCTTTAGGTTGTATTTACTTACTTAACTTACTTACTTATTATCTACCACCAAGTGAATTACTTAGCTTGTCATTTGGTACACCACGTTCAATTGTACTTGAATTTGATGCAGGTCTATAATTTGGATTTTCAAAATTTTTATTATTTCTAAAATCCTGCTCACGATTTAATAAGGCTCTTAATTTGTATTGCTCTACAAATGTAAAAGCTTTATTTGTATTCCACTTATTTATATTTTTGTTCATAGACGGATTGAAGCACATCAATTGAGGCATTTTATGGTTAAACTATGGCAGAAATAAGTATATTGAAAATAGTTTCAACCTATAAGGGAACCCCCAGTTGATTAAATTCTGTTGCATAATTACCACAGTTATAGTGGTAAATATATCACAATAGATTGTTTAATTAAGGGTTGTTACACAAGCATAAGTTGTGCAATCTGTGAGGGTATAAAAGATATCTTTAATAACCTTTATAGGTTGTAAAAGATTGTCAACCAGTAGTTGTTCAACTATTGATTGAGATTATTCAAGGATAACTAGAGGTTGTATTAGATATATTTGAGAATGATTACTATTCGCAAGATACCCCTACATACTGCCACCCCCCCTGTGTGGGGTATGTATCTAATGCTTATACATTTTTAGAGAGTTTAGATGTAAACTAGATAGACTCGCCCTGCTTTAAAGACTGAGCTATATAGCTGGACTGTCCCAGATAGGAAGTAGTAGATGCTTCACCCCCTGGAGGGTGTTACCTTAGTATACACCTGTTTCTTACAGTTGTCAACGTCAACCAGGAATAATTTTAAAAAGCTGTTGTCAACTAGCTGTAAACTTGTTATAATAATAGTTATGAATAACAATTTTCTACCAGCATTAGATAATAAAAGGAAGTTGACAGAACAACAGCAAACCTTTCTTTCAACTCTTGCAACATCAGCTAAAGGAGACATTAATAAAGCTTTGGATATTGCAGGGTATAAAGAGACTTCATACTACAACGTAATAAACAATTTAAAAGAAGAGATTGTAGATGTCGCCACAAAGATTCTAGCTAAGTCAGCACCACAAGCTTCTCAGAAATTAGTTGAGATACTTAATAGTGATGACCCAATCCCACAAGTCAATGCTAAACTTCAAGCAGCCCAGACTTTGTTGGACAGGGTTGGTGTTGCCAAACGAGATAAGATAGATGTTATGCATACAGCTTCAGGTGGAATATTTTTAATACCTGAAAAAGAAAAACTAATTGATGGTAAAGCAGAAGAGGTTGAAATAATAAATGATAAGAAGGAATAGTTCTACTATACCTTTTGGTTACAAGTTATCAGAAGATAACAAAACATTAGAGAAAGTTGACAAGGAACTTTCATCATTGGAAGAAATGAAAGATGGTGTTAAGGCTGGAGCTTTCTCTTTAAGAGGAGCAGTTGAGATTTTAGAACATCAAACTGGTCGCAAGTTATCTGCTATGGGATTAAAGAAAATCATAGACAGGGATAGCTTTGAAAAACCCAAAGGATTATTAAGTAGAAATGACGAGAGTTTATAATTATAGCTTTGCCCATAAAGCGAAGTTAGCTGCAAGAAAAGCAGTAAGAGATAAAGAAAAAGAAATTAAGAGACTAAGAAAGAACTTAGAAAATAAAACAACAAGACTTAAAGTTAAGAAAGAAGCTTTAACGATTGTACAAAAAGGAGAACAGACACATGAAACAAAAAGTAAAAAAGGTTTGGTTATGGAGGAAGGGCAATATAATAGCTTACCTAAATCTGTTAAAGAACTCCTTGAAAAAGAAAAGGAAAGAATAGTATTCAAACCTAATGATGGTCCTCAAACAACATTCCTAGCTGCACCAGAGCAGGATGTTTTATACGGAGGAGCTGCAGGTGGTGGTAAATCATACGCCATGCTTGTTGACCCATTAAGGTTTATGCACATTAAAGAACATAGAGCTTTGTTGCTACGAAAGTCTATGCCTGAATTAAGAGAACTAATTGATAAATCTAGAGAACTTTATCCTAAAGCCTTCCCAGGTACAAGGTTTAGAGAAGTTGAAAAGATTTGGAAATTTCCTTCAGGAGCAACATTAGAGTTTGGTTATTTAGATAGAGATGCTGATGTATATAGATACCAAGGTCAATCATATACCTGGATAGGTATTGATGAACTAACACAGTATCCAACTGAATTCCCACTCCAATATTTGCAATCACGATTGAGAACAACTAATACATTAATAAAATGCTACATTCGGTGTACTGCAAATCCTGGAGGTGTCGGAGGAAACTGGGTTAAGAAAAGGTATCTAGACCCAGCACCTCCTAACGAAAGCTTTACTGGTATTGACGAATTAACAAGAAAATTTATACCTGCACGATTAGAAGATAATCCATATTTAGCATTAGATGGTAAATATGAAAAGATGTTACAATCTTTACCACCAGTTCAAAGAAGACAACTCTTAGAAGGTAACTGGGATGTTTCTGAAGGTGCAGCTTTTGCAGAATTTGAATATGATAAACATTGTGTAGCTCCTTATGAATTGCCTAAACATTGGCAAAGAGTTAAAGGAGTTGACTATGGTTATGCAGCAGAGTCTGCAGTTATATGGGCAGCAATAGACCCAACAGATGAAACATTAATTGTTTATAGAGAATTATATAAAAAAGGTTTAACAGGAGAAGACTTAGCTAAACTTATTTTTATATATGAAAAAGAAGATAAGCTTTCTCCACAAGGAGTTTTAGATAGTGCAGCTTGGGCAAGAACTGGAACAACAGGTCCGACTGTTGGTGAAGTCTTAACGAGAGCTGGACATAAACTTAGAAGAGCTGATAAGAATAGAATACAAGGTAAGATACAAATACATGAAAGATTAAAGATAAATGAAAAGGGAAGACCTAGAATGATAATATTTAAAACTTGTCCAAATTTAATTAGAGAATTACAAGCTATACCTGTAGACCCTAATAGACCTGAAGATGTAGATACGAAAGCTTCTGACCATGCTTATGATGCATTAAGATATTTAATTATGTCTAGACCTAGAAGTCTTACTCCTTATGAAAGAATGAGTCAAGTAAAGAAATGGGTTCCTGCTGATAGAGTGTTTGGTTACTAATGTTTAAAATTTTAATACTAGCTTATTTAATGGGAACGAATCCAGTTGATACACAACAAACATTTCAAATGGAATTAACTTTTAATACTATGTCAGAATGTAAAGCAAATTTATTAAGTCGAAATGATGATAAGACTTATCAAGTTATGAGAGAGTTTGTAGTTGATGGACAGTTTAAATGGGATTGGTTAGTAGCAGGATGTAAGAATGATAAGACAGGAGAAGAATTTACTATTGAACCTTTTTATCCTTTAGGTAAACCTAAAGAGTTAGAAGGTATTGAATTCGATTTAAAAGAGTTAGAAGCTTAAATGCCTATCTATACTTTTATAAATAAATTAACAAATAAGAAATATGATAAGATAATGTCATATGAAGAACTTCTTGAATATATTAAAGACCCTGATATTGAACAAGAATATAAGATGAGTATATTTAGATGTTCTGATAATAATGGTGAGAAAGACCAGATTGTAGATTGGTGTAGAGATAAAAAAATTCATGGAAATGGTAAGTTTGAAACTTATGGTAAAGTAAAAACAAACCAACACAATCATAATTATAAAGTTCTGAAAGATAGGAAACATTTTAGTGAAACGAAAGAAGATTAAAATAAATATAAAAGCTAAAAGAGAAATTGACAAGTATCCTCTTGTTGAGGTCCATTGGTATGATATTGTTTCAGATTCCAATTGGCAAAGTATCTCAGCTTGTCAGAAAGCAAGGCTTCCTCCTTGTGTAACTAAAGGACATCTACTCTCACAAAAGAAAGGTTTAACAAGGATTTTTGGTGATTACTCCCTATCAGAAAAGGAAGAAGGGTCTATAGATGAGATTGCAAATACGACTTTAATACCTACATCTGTTATTATAGAAATCAAAAAGATTGTTGACAAACGACATTAAAAAGTGTATTATTATAAGTAATATACATTACTTGAAAGGTTAGGAATTATATGGCTTTACTACCTGGAGCTGAAAGAAATAAGCTTCTTATGGAACAAGAGGATGACGTTGCTCAAGAAGTAACTGCTCTTGTTGAATCAGTTAATAAAAAATTTCAAACTTGTAAAGATTCTAGAGGTGATGATGAGAATAGATGGTTACAATCTTATCATAACTATCGTGGTAAATATTATAAAGATATTCATTTTACCCAACATGAAAAATCTAGAGTCTTTGTTAAAGTTACTAAGACTAAAGTATTAGCAGCTTATGGACAAATAATTGATGTACTTTTTGGAACAGGTAAGTTTCCATTAGTTATTCAAGAAACAAAAGTTCCAGAAGGTATTGCTGAATACGCACATATGAATCCCCTTAAAGAACAAACAGGGGATGCAAATTTAGAACCAACTCCAAGTGTTGAAGGAATTTAGAATATATTCCTGGTCAACCTATGAGTCCTAGTTCTAATTTAGGATTTCCTGGTGATGGA